CTGCTGTTGGAGCTGGTACCCCGTGCTGTGCAGTGAACGTTGCTGCAGCAGAAGCAAGTGCAGATTCCACTGCTGCTGGTGAGCACCATTGCCTGCCACCCACTGCATCTGCAACCTCCTCCCACAATCCGAACTGCGCCCGTGGTTGCAAAGCGGCAGCTTGCAAGGCTGCGTGCATCATGTTGCACGACAGCAGTACCTGCTGCAGCAGCCACGTATAAGACAGCGCGGGACTGTTCAGGGGCAGCGCGACGAGCATTTTGTGCAGCTTCTGCAGTACCAAGTCTAATTGAGCAGTGCTCAGGGGCATCATGAGCCGCCCTGACAGCCGGGCAGCAATTTGTGCCGCATGGGTGGCCCACTTTCGGTGAGCTGGCAGGGCAGCAGTTGCCGTCATGCAGGACGCCACCGTCACATGCTTTGCTGCGCGCACTCCCCTTGACTGCAGCCGTGCAGCTACAGCACGCAGGGTCGCTGAGGGCACGGGGGACCCACCCCACCCCAACACCCTGTCCAGTGCTGCCAGAAAGTTCGCTTGCGTTCTGCGTGTGCACTGCACTGTGCCGGTAGCTGCCCCAGCTGCAGCGGCGTCCCCCGGCTTGTAGTATCCTGACGTCCACAGCACCTGGTGCAGAGCACCGCACTGGGTGCACACCTGTACGCCTTCGCTGCGCCTGGCCAACAACGGCCCCCCCCCGCACGATGGGCACGCAGTGTCACTGTGCGGCGCTGGGGCGCAGGGCACTCCAGTGGTCGCCACGCTCACCGCTTGCACCACCGCTGCACTGTGCCTGTCGAGGGCTGACTGCGCAGCGTGCGTGGCGTGCCCACGCTGCTCCCTACGGGCGTCTGCGCTGACTGCAAGGCCAGTGGGAAGTTGCACCGTGGTGGAACACCCAGGTAGCGCCGCGACAGGGCGGTGCGCATGCGGGGACACGCGGTGCTGCGCCAAGGCTGCTGCTGCAGACCACATCGCGGCTTCACCACTGCCTTCATGATGCGAGCACGCAAGCTTGGTTGCGCTGCCATGCATGACGCCTGCTGTTTCAGCTGCGACAGCAGCTCTGTGCCGTGCGCTGTGTTGTGGAACAGGCACTGACGGCGGCGCCTGGACAGGGGCTGCATTGGGAGCATGTGGTGCGTTGCGCTGGGGCGGCGCAACGTGTAGGCTTTTCAGAGCACGCGCATGGGCAGCACTGTGCTGTGCTGCGTGTGCTAAGGGGGCATTCACCCATTCATTGTTCACAACTGCATGCATACTGACGCACCTGTGCACACCGCAGGAGCATTATGTCAAGGTGCTCATTGGCCTGGAGGGAGTGGGTGCATGGCGTGATTGGTGTACAAGCATCATGCTGCTTGTGATGGCGTGCATGTGTGTGTGTGTGTGTGTGTGTGTGTGTGTGTGTGTGTGTGTGCACGCAAGCGGTCAGTGCGCCTGCTGTGTGCATGCATTCTCTTGCGGCGCATACAAGCAGCACCTGCATGCCCCAGTTGCAGGCAGTGTGTGTTCACTGCAGCTCACGGAGCAATTCGTCCAGCGTCAGTTCTTCTTGCGGGAGTGCTTGTCCGCTTTCCCAAGCTTGCTGCATCACATCCCCATCGTCGTCTTGATAGGCTTTCTCGAGGGGTGCCTGAGATGACACCTGTGCAGGTACCTTTGGAGCTGCAGCTGCCTGTGATGCGGGGCGGGTGTCCCTTTGCGCTGAAGTGATGGATGGCGCCATTACATCCCGGCTTGAGGCTCCCCCTGTCAAATTGTCTGCACTGCGTGCACTGCTGTGTGACAGGGAAGCGCCGCTGGGTTGCGCAGAAACTGGTGCGGGTGCTGAGGGCGCCTGACTTGTCGCTTGTACAGCTGCAGGTGGTGCTGGAGGCTGCACTGTGCGCGTGTGCACTTTTTCATCGGTGGAGGTTGCCTGAGCTGTGCCCTTGACGGGAATGTTCAGAATGCCTTGGCGCTGCAAGTACTGCAGCAGGCTGATGATCATGGAGGCAGAGGACATGGCCAGGGACAGCACAAACACCAAAATCAACCACGTAGGCGTCTTGGGCTTTGTTTGCTCCTTGATGACGGCCAAAGAAGCCGCCTCAGCTTCCCGCATGCGCCACTCTGCCCGCGCTGCTGCTGCACTGGTGGCTCCACCCTCTCCGTCACCGCGTGGAGGCGTCGAGCGTGCAGCAGGTACCCCTGCATCCCACTGCTGTTCGTCTCCCACATTCATGTTCAGTGCGCACTGCAGTGACCGCGTGAAGACACCCTGTGCACTGCCCTTTGTGTTGCCATGCGTAGCTCTGTGCGCTGCGTGTTCAGTCACCCTGCTGTTTGTTGCTGCATGAAGGCTGCTGGTGCAGTCAAGCGCACACGCTACTGGTAGGGGTCAACTGCGCAGAGTCCACGCATGGCGACACACCGCACTGTACGTGCCAGCTCCCCGGCTGCCCTGGCGCATGAGAGTCTGGATGCACATCGCGAATGCACAGCCAACATGCACCGCCCTGTATCGTCATGCACTCAACGGCGCCACATTCATGCGATGCGCACTGTGCGGCATTCGGCGTGGCTTAATCACACAACCGATGGAGATGACGGTGGCGGGAGGGGTGAGAGGGGGGAGGGGGGGGGCGGCTCGCGCTATGAATGATGAACGCGCACTCGTTGGGGTGCGTGTGTGTGCAGCGTGGTGTGCATGCACACGCACAAACGCGCACGTCTCAGAAGCAACATTCTTGCCCTGCGTTGCACAGGTGGGCAACCGGCGCAGCGTGTCAAGGCACACGCACGCCGTGATGCAGTGTAGACAGCACACGATGCAGTGCAGCGCAGTGGGATGCCCACGTGCATTACAGCAGTGCACCACTGCACTGTACTGCACCTCCCTCCTGCTCCACTACGCACAGTGCTGCTCACGCTGACCCTCCTACCTGCACTCTGTACCCGCACAACTCCACCATGCAGCAAGCCCTGGACCCCATGAGCGCAGAGCATGGAGGAGGCGCCTCTGCTGGTGCCCAGGGCACCTCCTCCCGTGCAACGCACGAGCTGGTCATGCAGGGTGCGTGGGTCATGACTGTTTCTGGCCCTGCCTGCAGTATTGCCAGCAGGGTCCCTTCCTTTGTACCTTTGAGGTTCTTCCCAGCAGGGGGCACAGCACCGGCGCATCAAGCGGCTGCACTGCAAGCGGCCACAGAATTTGTCAAGAGTGTGCGGCGCAAAGTGCCGGACTTGCCAGACATCGTGGTGGTGCCTGCAGGCAGCCAGGTGCTGCTGGCCACAAGCAGCCGCCGCCACGGGCACGTCGAACTGGTGCAAGAGAAGCTGCGCACGAATGCTGCTGCGCAGCTGGCGCACATGCAGGAGGAGACAGCCAGTGTGCAACTCATGCAAATGCGAGGCCCCAAAGCCACTCAGCACCTGAAAGACCTCCTGCCCTCAGAGGTGGACGTGCAGCGGCAGCGGTTGGAAAGGGCACTGCGCACCGCAGAGCAGTTCACTGCAGCACACGCAGAGCCGACGCCCCTGACGCCAGGGCAGGACGGCGGCTTTGACGTCAGTGCCTCCAGCACTGACACACGCGGGGCGGCTGCAACAGATGAAACGTTGCACTTGAACTCTGACGGCTCCACAGTGGACGTCATGGCGCCCATGCTGCAGCTGGCAGCAGACAGCGTGCGCCTACCAGCTGAGGAGCTGTTTCCAGTGCCTGACACTGTGCACGCCGTGGATGAAGACAGCTTGAGCGCCCTGCGAGACCCATCGCAGCACTTTGCCTTGGCCACGTGGCTGGAAGACCGAGGCGAGGAGGACTGGGTGCTGCAGCGCGCGGCTGCGGTGCGTGCAGCGGTGAAGCTGGCCGCTGCCTTGCGGGGCAGTCCAGCGGCGTCCAATGAGGGCATTCCTGACGCCGCCCAGGGTGTTGGCCCGCACGCGCCCTTGGTGTACGTCACGGAAGACTTTGCTGCTCAAGCACTGCGCAGGGTGCTGCCCAACACGCCACTGGATACACTGCAACCCCTGCATGCGCCGCTGTCCGCGGCGCTGCGCACTGGGCAGGAACTGGACGTCAATGCCTTGTCACGCGCAGTGGGCTTGGAAGGGGACGCTGCGCAGCGCCGCATGGATGTGGCGCACGCTGTAGCAAGTCAAGGCATGGAGTTGACACTGGTGATGATGCCCGGCACGTGGACAACCCTGCGTGAAGTGGAAGAGGTGGCTGGGGACTATGTGCGGCAGTGGAAGGTGTCTTCCCTGTACATTGTGGACGTTGGGAAGTGGGTGTCCCCAGTCACCCGCCCCCTCACCACCGATGCCAACAGTATCAGTGCAGTGGAACAGGTGCGCGTCAGCGACGCAGCGCAGCGCGCCCTGCGTATGCGGCAAAAGGAGCACGGCACCATTCAGTTGCCCAGTGACGGCGGCGCTGCAGCGCAGTGATTGCACGCGGTGCATGCCCGCTGTGCAACACGCACACTGCAAAGTGCACAGCAGCTCATGCGCTGGCGCCATGGACTCTGCTTGTACAATGCACTGAACACGTTACAATTACACCTGCTGCAGCGCACTGCTGTGAGCGTGCCCCACCCGCACGCAGTGTGCTGCGCACACACACACACACACACAGGTGCGCATCGTAGACGGCCACAAACCTGTTACGTGGGGTGGACACCAATCGCGCACACGCACAGACGCACACGCTCCTGCACGGTGGTGAGCGGGACGCCATTCCGACCCATCCCAGAGCTCGTTTGGGTGCTGAACAAGTGCGTTGTGAAGCAACCTTCTTCCCTGCGCACACGTCTTCAATTCGCGTACACTGTTCTGCAGCACACTGGGCATGCACTTGCCCCCTCCTGTGCTACCACACACGCCAGACAACCCTTCCAGGCGCAGTGCAGCGCTCTCTACACACTTGCACGTGCAGCGTGCAGCAACACCGTGGGACAAGGCGCCACCTCAGCAGTGCAGCAGGACGCAGAGGGGCAGCTGCTGCACACACAACCCAACAGCGCACGCGTCTCCCCAGCAGTAGCTGCTGCCGTGCCCCCTGCTGCCCCTCGGCTGCTCTCCATCACAGAGGACAGTGCGTGGTCCACACTGTCGTGGGTTGTGGCTGGGGTGGGCGGCGCCATTGGGCTGGCCTTATTGGGCTTGGCAGCCACTTCCACTGCGCGCCATCAAACCCTTCGGTGGACCGAGGAGAGGCGGGGAAGGGGCACTCGGCGTGCACGACGCAGCGGCTTCGCGCTGACGAGGCACCGCGCACGTTCTAGCTGGGGGGGTGAGCAGGACGGCTACGCCTCCAGTGACAGTGACAGCGCAGGCAACTCCACGGTCTCTGGTGGCAGCAGGAGCAGCAGCAGTGCTGCTCGTAGCCGGAGACGGTGCACGCAACGGGTTGTGAAGGACGCTCAGTACGAAGTGACCCTGCAAGCGACGTTGTACCCTGCCGCGGGTGTGTTGCTCATTGTAGCGGGGGGAGGCCTGTGGGCCGCGACGCAGCAGTGGGGACCACAGGCTGCCAGGGACCGAGTGCTTGCGCGTGCAGTGCAGGCTGCGCAAGAGAAACAGAGTGCACAGTCCATGCAGGGGGGCGGAGCCACCAGTGCAGCGCCAGCAGATGCCCTGCATGAACGTGCGGTAGAAGCTCAGTCGGCGCAGGGGCCGTCCCCCGTTCCGCAAACACTTGCGATTGCACCCCAGGCGCACGTCAGTAGTGTGCACCGCCCCCCACATAGCGCCATGTCCACCTCCGAAGCACCAGCGCAGGACGCCGTGATGCAGGCGCTGCGCGCCACCACGGCAGCCTTGGAAGCCATGACGCAGCAAGCTGGCAGGATGCACAGCGCCCCAGCGTACAGCGCTGCAGCGCCTCTCGGTGGTGCTGGCAGCGCAAGCGGCGGCGGCACGCAGGTGCAGGACGAGGAAGAGTGCCTCAGTGGGGATCACCAGCGCCACCACACGCTGCAAGATGATGAAGGGCACAGCTGGCATGCAGAACAGGCGCTGGGTGATGCGCAGTACTCTGGAGGGAACACGGAGGGAGAAGGCGGGTACAGGCAACACCCACGGCCGCAGCGCCCACCGCCAACCACACCATCCGTGAGGCGCCTGCGCACGTCTTTGCAAGAAGTGGAAGGCGTGTACAATGTGCCTGAAGGGGGCGTGGGCGGCCCAAACCCCTTCCTGCACAGCGCCAGTGACATGTACAAAGCCGCCGTGAGCAGCAGCTCCTTTGGCGCCGGGCCGCGGAACGGAAGGCCCCGTCGAGATTTGTCAGGGGCACACAATGGCGCTGCAGCGCCAGCGCCCTCCGCAGAAGTGTCCAACTGGGGCGGGGCGCTGCCGTTTCCAGATGTCCGCACTGTGCCATACCACACATCCAGGACAACCATTGAGCCTGACACTTCCCGCAGATACATCACGACCAGTTTTGCCCAGACGCGACCCGATGCGTACACGGCGCACCTGAGGACCTCAGCGCGCAACGCGCCCGTCATGGGCCACATGATTGAAGATGGCCCGCGCACCCAGTTGTTGGGCATCGTGCAACAGAACCCCTGATTGTGTATGCACCTCATGTACGTGCGTGCGTGACAGGGTGCGGGGCACCTCCCAATGCATTGTCGGCGCACACAGACACACAGAAAGACACACACACGCGCACAGACCTGCACGTGCACATGCACGGCCAATCTGCACCGCCTGCACACAACAGCGCAGCACAGGCTTTGCAGCCGTGTACGCTCACTTAACGTCACCTGCTGCGGCTGCAGGCGGCGCAGCGGGTGCCTTGACCGCCCCGCGTGCCATGAAAGCCCGCATGGACGCTGCAGCACGTGCAGTGGCCTTCTGGGTGGCCACCTTCACCTTGGCCCTGCGCACTGCAGGAGTGTCTCCGCGGGCCTGGCGTGCCGCTCTGGGAACAAAGGAGCTGTGCGCCCCGCCCAAGAACGCCGTGGGGGAGGGCACCCATGCAACAGGTACGCGGCTCTGCTCCCCTTCATCGCACAGCAGCATGTCGGGGCGCCGAGGGCGCTTCACTGAGCGGCGCGGCGCGTCCGCCACGTCACTCGCAGCACCTGACGCTGCAACCGGCGCAGTGCTGAATGCGTTGTGCACACGCAGCTGCACCCTGCTGTGGGAGAGGGACTCTGTGCGCTCAGCGCACCGCAGCAAGGAGGCATCCAGAACTGCTTGCATGGCAGCAGAGTGCCCAGGCAGCAACTCTTTCACGCCTTTGAACATGGCCTGCAGGTAGTGCTGCCTGTCCAAGGTCAGAGTGGACCCTGGGGCAAGGAACTCTTCTTCCAAGGCGTACGCTCTGGCCGCTAAGGGAATGGGCACGCTGCCCCACTTTCCATTGAAGGGCATGCGGGCGCCCTTGGCAGTGTGGCGGGGGAGGCCTGGCACAGGCGGTAGCAGGGGACGCCCGGACTCAGGGCACACAGGGCGCCCATCCTCCTTCCATGTGTGCAACTCCAGGGCAGTGGCGCCCACCGGCACCGTGGGGTACGCCCTGCTCAAGTCCCACTGGTTGCACTGCACGTAGTTCAGCCTGGTGCCACGGGCTGGCGGCCGTTGCCCAGGCATGACAGCCAACGCCTGCGCCACTGCCACGTGCTGCTGCAGGGCTGCTGCCCAGTTCACCTTGTTCAGGGCTTTGTTGTACACGTGCTCAGCTGCGTCGGCTTGACCGTCTGCCACGCGTGCCATGGCGGTTGCAAAGGTGCGGAGGGCAGCAGCCAACGGCGTGTCCCCCCTGGGCAGGTCCTGCAGCTCCAAAATGCACCGCAGCATGCCCTCTTGCACGTCACGGGACACCTGGGGCCGGTCCCTGCGGTGCGCAGCAATGCCGTGCATGCTGACAGACGCTGCTGCTTGCAGGTCAGGGATGTCCTTTGGAGAAGCTTCCAAGTACAGCGCGGCGTACTGCTTGGCGCCCATGAGGGCAAAGCGCACGAACACCTTCTCGTGCTCCATGTCCACGCCGCACAGCCGGGTGAGGGGGCCCTCTTGAGCACTCCCCATGCGGAATGCCGTCTGAGTGGCCTTGAATGCAGCTGCGGTCGACGTGGAGGGGTGGGCGCCGATCTTCTCTGCCCACCTTGCTGGCGCGCCGCCGTACCACTGCACCATGATGGAGTCTGTGTCCCCGTACACCACGGGATGCAGTGGACGGCCGTCAGGGGCTTGCGCTAGCGCCTCCACGTGGGCAGCCGCCAGCTTGATGATGTCCCTGCCGTGCGCCGTGATGGCGCCCGCCACAGGCGGGCAGGGGAACAGACCCTTGGTGGCGCCCAGTATGCCGTAGAACGCGTTCATCATGCGCTTCAATGTCAGCTGCTGCACATCCAGGGTGCCAGCCAGCGCCGCGTTGCCCTGGCTGCGGGCCTTCTTCATGGCACGTTTGATGTTTTGCCGCCTGTCAGAGAGGTCCGCTTGAATGCGCGGCAGCAGCCCACGGGCAGTGGGTGCCTGCACAAACGCGCGTCGCGCTGGCGGCTCGCTGTCGCTTTGGTAGGGAACGTGCAGCACACGGATGTGCAGGGCGTCCCGTTGAGCGGCAGGGAGGGCCTGCAGGTCCTCCTCGCCCTGCAGCAGGGTGGAGCTGCACATGTTTTGAGACTGCATGATGGAGGGGTACAGGGACTTGAAGTCCAGCACAGACACAGGGGAGTCGTACAGGCCCACACGGGGCGGGAACACGTGGCCGCCCTTGTTGGACGGCTCTGCCACCCACTTGTCTGTGCGCAGCCCCTCCAGGACAAACCCCGTGTCCCGCGCGTACGCCAGCATGCAGTGCACCACCCGCAGTTGTTCCCCAGTGGTGCACAGTTGGAACAGGGGCGTCGCTGTCAACCGGGCCCGCGCCGCCAAGGTGCTCAGCACCTGCTCCTGTCGAGCCAGGGACCACGGCAGCTCTGCGTCCCGGGCGCAGTACGCGGTGACCACGTCCCGTTCCGCTGCAGTAGCGGTGGGGAAGCGCAGCACCACGTCGTACCCCACGTCGTCTTTGCCCCTGCCCAGCATGGCGTGCGCCACTGCACCCAAGCTGTACTTGGACATGCTGCGGGTGCTCTTGATCCACTCCAGCATGTCCATGGGCACGCAGCCTGTGGCTTCCCGTGCATCCATTCGAGGGTGCAGGGGGTCCTTTTCGTGCACAAAAGCAGGCGCGCCCTCAGCCGCGCGCCACGCCCCCTGCATGCCCCCAGCAGCGGACAGCGGTGGCACCGTGCCTCGAGCATGCGCAGGGCGGGGGCGCTGCATGGCTGTCACCACGTGTGTGCACGGCCACACGTGCTCGTACTCATTGGCGGAGTTCTTGGTTTGCTTGTACCCCCGCGTGCACGCGACGCCCGGGGTGCACGCCAACTCGTGGAAGCGCGCTGCCAAGGGGCACCCAGCCTCCTGCAGTGCAGCAGCGCGGTCCCACAGGTACGCAAAGTCGAACCCGTGCACATTGTAGCCTGTGAGCACATCCACTTGGGCGGCCAGCACCCACTCATCCCGCACTGCGGCCAGCAGTTGACCTTCACTGGCGTGCACGTACACGTGGGCTCCAGGCAGGGCAGCAGGCGTGGGTGTGCCACCTCCCCCCAGCACGTGCACAGTGGTCACCTGAGGGCCGCACGGCGGTGTGTGGGGGGTTTCCCCGCAGCCAGGCGCCCCCAGCAGCCCTCGAGGCGTGCCGCCCATCCACCCGTACACGGTGGCCACCATGGTGACGGCGTCCCTGCCGGCATCAGGGAAGTCCACGCCGTTGTGCGAGCAGCACTCAATGTCGTACGACGCCACCAGTGTGGGCGCAATGGGGG